TCTATTTGTTCGTAGGTCATGCCAAAAGTTTAGTCACAAAAATGTTGCATATTGGGCAGACCTGTGATTACCATTACACATATAGGGCAAGGCAGCCCCCCAACGAAAAGGAACCCAATGAACATCTCAGTAACCATGCACATCGACGGCATCAGCCCAAACCAAAACATCGACAACCTCAGCAACGAGGAACTCAAAAACATTGTGCTTATGGCTCAACTCGGCGGCATCGTCATCGACATCAAATCCATCACACAAATCCACAACGAACTATGGGATGACCGCAAAGGCGGCCCACGTTGTGACCTCGCGTGGGATCAAGACTTTACGGAAGCCCTCGAGTGGCACGCATCAATGAACGACGAGGACGACGACGAATAACACGCAGACAAAAGAAATCCCCCGGCGAACCTACAACGCCGGGGGATTTCAGTTTTTACAACCGCTTAGGCAGTACCACCACGGAAGTGAACAACGCTGGCAGCACCAAGACCAGAGTCCCCGCGCCACGTCACACGGAACGTCGTGACATCCTGGTTGAAGGCGTAGTCAGTCGAGGTTGCAACCTGAATACCGCCAGCCTGACGAACAATGAAGTCGTCAAGCTTTCCGTACACGATTGACTTCGAGGCGGCAGTTGCAGCAACAGCCGGCATGGAAGCGTTCTCGTGGATTACGTTGCCCATCAGGTAATCGCGGCCATCAACCGAAATTGACGGTGCGAAAATGAAGTTACCTGCGGTGTCCTTGATCTTGCGAATAGCAGCAAGAGCAGTCGTCGAAACCATGAACCCGTAGGAAGCGCGGTTGTCACCGGCTACGGAGTAGGTCAGGTCAACGAGGTTCTCGTATGTGGGCACACCACCGGCAGCGGTTCCCGTAACAGCAAGCGAACTTGCCGTGACGATACCCGTAGGCTCAACAGTTCCTGTACCCGTGGTAAGTGCAGCACCAGCATCAAACGCGATTTCACGCGAAGAGATACGAGCAACGAGGTCGAGAAGGTTCACGCCACTGTCAGCGATGATCTCGTTGGAAAGCGAAACGAGCGCACCGTACTTGTAAGCACCAAGGTTCAACTGGCTGAGAGTCGGGTTCGACTCAGCAATCGCAGAACCGGCAGCGGTCAGCGCGTAAGTTCCCGCAGCCGTAACCTTCGGGATCTGCAACGTGTTGCCACCCGTGGTGTTAATGATCGTGGACGTGGTGAACAGCGGGTTGCTGTTCTGAAGGAACGTAAACACCTGGTCGTAGAACGAGTAAGGCACAACGCCCGAACCCGAGGTCGGGGTCATTGCGGCGCGGAACTCGTGACCACGCATTTCGCCCATAGCAATGCTACGAAGAATCGCAGAATCGTCACGAACCTCAGACGCGGGAACGAAACCGCGTGCGGCCTCAGCAACCTCAGCCTGACGCTCCTCAGAACGACGTGCTACAGCAATGCCGTTGTCGATGTCGGCAATACGAGCCTCAAGACGCTCAACGTGTCCAAGGTCGTCAACGGTGAGGCCACGGGCCTCAGATTCAGCCCGATCAAGGATGTCGCGCACCTGGAAGATAAGGTTGGCGCGTTCCTCAGTCTGGCCCTTAATGAAATCACTCATGTGAATACTCCAAAGGTAGAAAGGATTATGAACGGTAACCGCTGACGGAAAACCTAGCATCGCCGCTAACGGTCAAACGCATACCTTAAGAATACCCGAACACCCTACTGAGTAGAGGAAGGATTACAGGGTTTCCAGCAACTCCATCAGCGCGAGCTTCTTACGGTGCAACGCCAACTGATCAAGGCCGTTCTGCTCAGTCATCGCCTCATCCATCGGCGCATCCTCAACCGGTGCTTCTTCTTCAGGAACCAAAGCGTCCAAAACCAACTCCATAACTTCCTTCTCGGCGTAAGTAATCGGCTCACCAGCGGCAACCTTGCCGAGCACCATGCTAAGCGCGTCATAATCCACGCCGACAGCCATAACAACATCTTCCAGTGAGCGCACTTGTGCCGTTCCGTTCGTTGAGGGGTAAGCCGGAAAGGCAACCCCGGTTGATACTTCCAAAAGGCGCACACTCTTTAGCGTGCGTTCAGTGCCCTCAGAGTTCCACGAATCGCCGTTCGGCGGAACAGTGAAACCAAACGAGAAGCCCGTAACGTCACCGCGCTGAATCAGCACCTTCGCATCACGTCCAGCCTGAGTGTCCGGCAGGTCGGCCTCAACGCGCAAACCCAACTCATCTTCTAACAGTCGAAGCGTTCCGGCACGAGTAGATCCGAGCACCATCGACGAATCGTGATTCCACAAAAGCTTGATGTCGTTCTTAGCGCGCAATGAACGCTTGAACGCACCAGGCGCAATGCGCTCAATAAAAGGCAACGGTTCGGACGGTTCATTGAACCGGGCAGCGTAACCCGTCAGGGTCATTGAATCGCCAACCTCGCGGATCTCGAAGTCATTGACAAAAAGGCGGGTCTCAATTTTTGACATGGTTACCTTGCTCCGGTTCGTGTTCTCCGCCTCAATTCTACCAATTATATCCTCAGCATAAGAAAGCACTCGGCGCGCGCCAGCCTTGCCACCATCCGAACCCCACAACGCATGGGCCACGACACCAGGCGAAGGGTAGTTTTCGTTATCCGGGTTGGCACTTGGGGCATCAAGGTCAACTAGGTGGCGCGGGATCCACGCGGCAATCTTCCGCCACTTATCCTCACTCACCCGACCCGCAACCATCTCACGCGCAGCACGCACCGTCGAATCCTGCAAACCATCCCCAGCAAGCCCCTCAGTGAACCACTCAAGCCCTTTTCTTGCCGCGTCCACCATGTAAGCCGGTGGAGTCAAATCAACCGCCCTAGCCTCCGCACGAGAAGCCGGCACCTCGTTCGGTTGCAACGCCGTGATACCCGCAGCCCGGTAGGCCGCACGCGCGCCCTCATCGTTATCGACGGCGATCATAACGTTGAATTCCTGCATTAAGCGCAAAGCGGTTTGAGCCTTGAACTCGTTGCTCGTCAACGACTCATCAGGCCGCATAATCAAATCATCAAAGCGCACACCCGCATCAGTCAGCTCGTTCGACGTGCGCTCACGATCCTCCTCGAGTCTGCCGGTGACCACGAAAATGGACGTGTCGGGGAAACTGTCAAGATACGCCAACAGGTTCTCGTTCGTCTTATTACCGTCAATGAAAATCGTTCCGTCAATATCAGTCACAACCACCTGAGGCCCCGACTCATTACGCTCACCCAAAAACTCAACCTCCTCAGCCAACGAAATCGCCACCGCCTGGTCAATCGCAGACTGCTTGGTCGTGTGGCAACCAAACACCTCATCGGAGTCGATGGCCATGACCGCCCAACCCGAACAATCAGCGTTCTCCTGCGTAATGTAATAAGGCATAAACTTCTCCGCTAACCTGCCACGTTAAACACGTTGACATTGACAGAAGGGGAAGCCGGACGAGTCGGGTTAGATCCCGTAGCCGTCGGAGTCAACGCCATACCCGCAGCAGGTGACCACCAATAAAATTGCAGAAAATCACCGGCGTTTAAAGTGATGATGTCTTTGACGTTTCCAAGAATTTGGGAAGCCTGTGCGCTCGTAGTCGTAAACGTAAACGCAGAGTTTGCTTCAATCGTCCCGTTCTTAGCAACCCACACCGTTATGTTGTAGTTGCTTGCCCCACCAGTAAACGCAAACTGACCAAGAAACGAATAAAGGTACGTTCCGGCATTAATGAAAGTAACTTTTGAACCGTCAACCAAACTAACACCTTGACTGAACGAACTCCGGTTCATGGTCACAAGATTTGCGGCGGCTGTACCTGCACTTGCTTGTGTCGTCGAATCTTCAAACGAACCCGCATAGAAAACTGGCGCCCCACTAATCACTGTTGCTGTGGCCGCGCCCGAAGTCGTGACCGTTGCCGAGGCAGGAGGGATAACGTCAACAACCGCCGTTGAGGTGGTCACCGTCACAGTCGTCAACGCGTGACCTCCGGCGACACAATAAACGTACCCTCAACAAGACGCGTCACAGTCGAACCGCTAACAAGCTCAAGATCATAAACGTACTGACCGCTAGGTGTCGCGTCAATCGCAGCCGTTTGCGTTGGGGTCAACTCCACAAGAATCGTCCCAGCCGTACCACCCAACGTGATCCCAGTGCCAGAAGTCAGGTTCACAATGGCCGAACCGCCGTCATAACCGTCACGCACCTGCATACGCGCCGAATAGCCCGACAGGTTCACCGGTGTCCCGCCGGTCTGCCAGGTCAACGTGTAATCAAACGACGCGCCTTGGTAGCACTCCATGTTCAAACGTCCCGGTGACTGCATGGCTAAATCACATCCTTATAGGCCGCGTTCGGGTCAGTAGGGTCAACTTGCGCCACCGGTTGCAGTTGCGTACTGGGCAAACCAGTGTGAGCAATCGGGTCAAGGCCGACAGCCGCCAACGACTCCGCCGGATCATAACCAGACAACACAAGCACGTTAGCCATCCGCACCTTCTTCTCCTCAGCCGTCAACGACTGGTCTGTTATCGTCACGTTAGCCAAAGGCACGCGCACCTGGTTGGCCGCCTCGTCCTCCACCGGCAACATATCTTCCATTCGGCGCACGTCATTTATCGTGAGATACCCTGCCTGTAGTCCCGTCGAATACGCGGCAGTACGCGCCTGAATGTTCGCACGCAACAACGCATCCATGTTGAACTTGATGTAAGCGTTCTCACCACCAGGCGAACGCCTCATGAGAGGACTTAGACAGCCTTCGATCTTCGATATCAGTGGCTGGATGGTGCTAGTCAAAAATGCCCTGTTGTTCTCCTCCACGCTGGAATAACTCATCGTGCCCGGCAAGCCCAAGAGATGCGGTGGAATATTTAGTGCCCTGGACACGTCCTCTACAGCAAAACGGCGGGTGTCAATAAGGCTCGACTGTTCCGGTGAAACCATAGTGGGCTTGAACTGTGCGCCCCCCGACAGCACACCAGTGCGGTTAGACCGCGACCAACCCGAGTGTCGCGAGTCAAACCCAGACCGTAGG